GAGATGACGCTAAAACAAAACGGACAGATTTACGCTGGAAAATTGGAGGCGAAGGCATGACAGAATTTATCTGCCCGCACTGCGGCAGTATATTGCGGGTTGAAGTTGAAGTAGCTTCTGGTGTTGCGTATGAGCCGATAAAATACAAGAGAGATACAAGCCATCATCAGGAATGGCCGGATATACAACTTCGGGATGATATTCTGGGTGCGAGGGTAACACATTCCCTCAAATGGAACGATATTCGCACAGTTAGAGAACTTGTGGCTTACACGGATCAGGAAATGGACACATGGGGATATGTCCATTATGGGCGCAATATTGGTAGTAAGCTTACAGGCGTCATTGTGGATTACTTGCGCTCAATTGGATACAAAAAGCGTATTGTTGGCCCATATAAAGATATATGGGAGGCCGTAAATGAATTATCACAAGGAGAAATGACATGACACAATTAGGCTGGATACCAACCACTGACCCGCGCAAGATGGCGGATAACGAACGCTACGACATGAGCAGGCTGCGCCTGGGCGTACCTCCCATGGGCAGCGTCGAAGTCACGTTCCCGTACAACCGGGAGTGGATCGACGAGCAGAACCAGGGCAACATCGGCGCCTGCGTCGGCTACTCTTGCTCGTGGATGAAGTCTTATCACGATGACGAGCTATTCAATGCTTACTGGCTGTACAAGCGGGCGCAAGCGATAGACAACGACCCCGGCACCAAGAACGATAACGATGGCGCCTATTTGTGGGCAGCCGGCGACGTGCTGCGCAAGGAAGGCCACGCCTTATACAAGACTGGCGTGCCGGACATGGAATACAAGATCATGTCCTACTGGTGGGCGAAATCGGTGGACGAGATCCGCACCGCTGCCGCCGAAGGATACCCGGTGGTGTTCGGCATTCCTTGGTTCAGCGAGTTCAACAGCCCGCGTACCGTGAACAGTGAATATTGGATCGGCACGCGCGCAAGCTGGGGTTCTATCCTGGGCGGGCACGCTATCTTCGGGCAGTCCGTATCGGACAGCCGCAAGGCGGTGGCCTTGCTGAACACCTGGGGCGCAGGCTGGGCCAACGGTGGGCCGGTATGGATCTCCTACGCCAGCATCCAAAAGCTGTACTCTTATCGGGCTGAGTGCATGGTATGCCTAGATTATAAGCCCGAGCCGCCGCCCCCACCTCCGCCGCCTGAGGACACCACACTCAAGGTCAACGAGCTGGAGATCGAGACGCCGGACGGAAAGATCGTCCACCTGAAGGGCGTATTGGAGCGGGTGAAATAGCCACCCCACAAGGGGCGCATCATGGATGACGCCGAACCCAACCCAACCGAGCTGATCTGCCGCCTGTTGTCGGTCATGCCAGCGCGCTTCGTTGCTAAGATCGCCAACCGGCTCGCCATGATCTACGGTGATACGGGCCACGGCGAGATTGTTATCACGGTGTACCGCGGCAAGGTGGTCCAGATAGATATGACGGTGAAGGATAGGTAATATTCAGTTATTGAAATATAGGGTGATAAATGCTATAATATAGGCACATCCTACGTCAGCGGGCTACCCGCCGGGATGCCAACTTTGGCAACCCCGGCGGTTTTTTATTCCGGGGGGAAAACAAAAAGGAGCTAAAAATGGAGTTCGATCCTGGTTCGTTCGCTGTGGGCGGTGTCGCCCTTATTCCCTTGATCTTCGGTCTAGTCGAGTTCTTTAAATCGCTGTTCAACCTGGACGGCAAGAAAGTCACTGTGCTCAGCGCCGTCATGGGCGCTGTGTTGTTTGCGCTATACCAGCTCCAAGGCGTTCTGCCTGAGCCATATTCACAGATTTACGTTGCGGTGGTCGGCAGTCTGGCATTCGGCCTGAGCGCAAGCGGATTTTACAAGTTCGTTTCGGCACGCACTACTAAACAGTAATGTTTGTCGAGGGGTTGGCCTGGCTCAATGCAGTATTAGGCGCTATTCTGGCGGTATTTTCGCTGCGCTATGTTTGGCGGGAGAAGTCGGTCGCCTGCTGGCTAAAAATACTGTATGCCTTGATCGGCCTATATTGGTGTGCCTTATATGTATTCGTCGCGCTTACGCCCCCCGGTCTGTTCATGGATTCTGTGACATTCGGTCAAGTATTTGTACGACCCGCTTTTACCGTAACGTTGGCGGTGATGGCTGGGGGGGCAATCTACCGCTGGCGGTCCTATGATTGATTGGAACTCGTTAACTACATTTCTGGCGGTGCTCGTGTCTGTTAGCATGTTTATCCTGGCATGGCGTAAGGCGCCATCAGAAACATATAATCTGAAGGCTGAATCCGAGGCCAAAATTAGCGCTGCGGCTGTGGCGCTGATTGAGCCGATGCAGAAGCGGCTCGATGAATTAGAGAAATCCCGTGAGCGCCAACGCATCAGCATCAACGAACTGGAGCGGCGGATCACAGACCTGGAATGCGAATTGCGGGAAGAGAAAAGCCAGAAGGCGGACATCCTGGACGGTGCGAATAAGCTGGTTCACCAGGTTGAAAGCCTGGGGGCCAATCCGGTCTACCGTCCACCCAGGCGTGGGACGGGCGAATTGAAAGCACCGAAGCCATGAGCGATGCTATTGAGTTCACCGCCCAGGTGTTCAAGGTGCAAACTCTGGTCGATAATGGAATCAGGGTGACGCTTGATCTGCCCGAAACAGAAACCGTGACAATGGCAAAGTTGGCTGAATGCCAGAGATTTGGAGCAATCTTGCAAATCAATGCAAGTGTGATGCGACATGATGACGAACGAAAGCACACCAAACGATACTGATTCGAGCGCGCTAGACGACATTCTAAAGCAGCTGACGATTACACAGCTACGCTTTATCGTTGCGCGTAATGAGTCAAAATCGGATAGAGAAGCCGCCGAGATGATTGGTATCAGCCCGTCAACCGTCAAGGGCTGGGATAACAAGGCGCAAGTCGATGAGGCAATCCGGCTGATGTTGTTTGATGGTATCGTAATGGCACGCACACTCAGACGGCGCAACCTCGCCAAAGCAATGGCGGTCAAAGTGGCTGGATTGAATAGCGTTGATGAGAAATTGCGTCAAAGCGTAGCAACCGAGATTGTTGAGTGGGAAATGGGCAAGGCACAAGGAAGCGTTGACGTAACTAGCAAGGGGGAACAAATTCAATATGTCAACGTCGGCGTGGACCTGGACAAGCTATGATCGCCACATCGGGCATTTATCAGGTTCGCTATAATGCACCTAACGGCTACACACCGTATGGCGGTAATCGTGAGTTCTTCTATGCTCGCGATCAAGAGGTGATTGTCGAAGGGCCGGCCGAAACCGGCAAGACGCTGGCGGCCTGCTGGCGTGTGCATCTGTCTTGCCTGAAATACCCCGGCGCGCAGTGGGCCATCGTTCGCAAGGTACAATCATCAATCTATGGCTCAGTCCTGCAAACCTTTGAGCGCGTCATAAAGGGCGCACCGGTTGAACTCTACGGCGGAAACAAACCCGAGGCGTATATCTACGCCAATGGGTCTAAGGTTTGGGTCGGCGGGATGGACAACCCGGATAAGGTATTATCATCCGAGCGTGACGGGATCTATGTCAACCAGGCTGAACAGCTCGCCGTGAACGATTGGGAAACGCTAGGGACGCGCGCCACCGGGCGCGGTGCGGTTATGCCCTATACGATACTCATGGGCGATTGTAACCCAGGCGGGTCTAAGCACTGGATACGTGAGCGCAACAAGGCCGGCCAGCTCCGCATGATTAAGACGACCCATAGGGACAATCCGACGTTATTCGATCCGGTCACAGGCGAGATCACCGAGCAGGGCAAGCGCACAATGGCGATCCTGGACAACCTGACCGGTGTCAGGCGTAAACGGCTGCTGGAAGGCGTCTGGGCCACTGCCGAAGGCGCGGTGTACGACATCTTCGACCCGGCGATCCATGTCAAAGTCAGGCCCGATAGTGAATTCCAACGCTGGTTCCTGGCCATGGATGAGGGCTATACCAACCCGGCGGTTATCCTGCTGGTTGGTGAAGATGGTGACGGGCGCTTGCACGTTGCGCGTGAATACTACCGGCGCGGCGTCATCCAGGCGAATGTAGTCAAGCAAGCGGGCGAATGGGCGCGCGAGATGGGCTGCTATATTGTGGCGGTCGATGCTGCCGCCGCCGGCCTGATTGCCGATCTCAATAACCAGGGCTTGCCCGCGCAGGGTTTCAAGGGCCGCGTGTTGGATGGGATTACCACCGTGCAAGGTTATCTCAAAGTGCAGGGCGATGGACGCCCGCGGCTGACGGTTGATCCGTCCTGCGTCGAAACAATCAACGAGTTTGAGAGCTACGTCTGGAAGCCCGAGAAAGATGAGCCGGTCAAGGAGAACGATCACGCTATGGACGCCATACGCTATGGAACCAACCACCTGATTGGAGGGACGCTGGATGTCTTTTAGAGAAGGGAGAGAGAAATGCCTGTCTATTTAGGGCCGCTTAGGCCGTTCAGTAAAGAGGAATGGGACGATATTCACGCATCTGACGAACAAAGAACCACGGGGGATGCCGTATATCGCGTAAACACTGACGGCACTTGGAGCTGGAACTATGCCGAATTGAACAGAGAAATAAAGCCATTGATTGGCGGGCCATCTTATTCAAAGCGGACTTGTTCGTATTGTCACGGATATACCCTGGATGATGATTATGGTCACTGTTGTGCCTGCGGAGGGCCGCGTGTCTTTTGACGACCTGATCGCCCTCGTTGGCCTGGTCTTGCTTGTGGCAGGCGTCTACCTGTGGATCGGGTTGCCGGCCGCCTTGATCGTCCTGGGGGCCATATTGATATTTATCGGTGTGCGTGTGGACTTTGCCGCGCTCCGGGGAGGTAAAATAAATGAGCCTGGTCAAGAGTCTATTTCAAAGTAAAGCGGTAAAGTTTACGCCCGCCTCCAGCGAAGTCGATTGGACGCGCATCGAAACACTGGTGCATGGGCCGGGGGCGTCTGACAACAAGGGCGGTGATACGAATAGTGCGGTATTCGCCTGTCTGATGGCAATTGCAACCAGCTACCCGGAGCCGCCTTTAGTGGTCAAGCGCCGTTATCGAAGCGGCGATGTGCAGGAACGGCTGGAGCATCCGCTGCAGGCGCTGCTGGACAACCCGACGCCGAACGGGGAACTGTCCATCGAAGAGTTGTTATTCTGGACGGCCTGGGCCAAACACGTGGATGGTAATGCCTACTGGATGAAAGTCAGATCCGGCGACAACATCACCGGGAACGTGGTCGAGCTGTGGCCCGTATCGCCAACCGTGATTGAGCCGATCACAGAGCCGAATACTGGCGATTGGATCAGTTATTACAAATACCACATCCGCCCGAACGAATTTGTGCGCGTCCCGATTGAAAACGTGATCCATTTCCGCCTGGGCCTGGATGATCACGATATGCGCAAGGGACTGTCACCACTCAAGGCGCTGATCCGCGAGATTTCTACCGATAACGAAGCTGACAATTACACCGCCGCCTTGCTGAAAAATTACGCCGTTCCAGGGCTAGTGGTCATCCCGACGGCGGGAACATCGCTGACGGAAGCCGACGCCGATCGCATCACCGACCGCCTGCGGCGCAAGTTTGGCGGGGACAACCGGGGCAATATTGCCGTGTTGAGCCGCGAAACAGAGATCAAAGATTTTGGTTTCTCGCCAAAGGATCTCGAAATGACCACGCTCCACCGTATACCGGAAGAGCGTATCAGTGCGGTGCTGGGCGTGCCTGCTATCGTTGCCGGCCTGGGCGCTGGCCTTGAGAACGCCACCTACAGCAATGCGCGCGAATTGCGCGAGATGTTCACCGAACAGAAGTTGATTCCGCTGTGGCGCGCCGACGCCGCCAAACTGAACACCTCGCTATTGCCTGACTTTACCCGTACACGTAACGCCTTCGTTGAGTTCGATATAACCAATGTGCGAGCCTTGCAGGAGGACGAAAACGAGAAGTACACCCGCCTGGCCCTGGCGGTGGGCAACAAACCCTGGCTGACGGTGAACGAAGCCCGTACCGAGATTGGTTATGATCCTATCGAGGGCGGCGATGATATGGCGGAGCCTGAGCCTGAGCCGCAGCCCGTGCCTGAGCAGCTCCAGGAGGAACAGCCAACCGAAGAGCCGGATGCGCAAGAGCTGGAAGAAACGCCGAGTAGCAAGGCAGTACGATTGGCCGAGCTGCGCCGCTGGTGGCGGGTGTGCGCTAAAGAGATGCGCGCCAAACGACCAATACCTGTGGCTTGGGAGCCTGAAACCCTTGATCGTCCGACCGTTGATCGTATTGGTAAAGCCTTGATGCAATGCGCCGACGCCAAAGCGATTGGTGACGTATTCAAGCAAGATCTGGGAATGAATGACACAAATCATGATTACGGGCCTATAATTGAGGCGATCCGCCTGGGCGTGGAGGCCTTGAAGGTTGAACAAACAGCCGCTTAAGGATGCGATCTTGAAAGCTGTTGATTATCTAAAAGCCAGCGGTGTTAATCTGGATCATTCGCTATCCAGCCAGATTGACGCGCTCAAAACAGTCGAATACTACCAGCGCGCATTGAACCGGGATGTACTGGATTTCTACCGCGGCGATATGGACGCGGGGGAATTCATCGATGATATGATCCGGCTGATCGAAGGCCAGTTTGAGCGCGCCTGGAACGAGGGCAGCCGGGATGTGGGCGTTGACCCCAAAGACCACACACCGGAAGATGATGCCGTATTGCAGGAACGCATAGCACAAGAGACTGATTTTATTCTTGATTACGCCGAGGCCATCGAGAAAGCAAAAGAGGCCGGCGATCCGGTTGGCCCATTGCAAGCGCGCGTGAGTCTATGGGCGAATAGGTACAACGAGATTGTAGCCGAAGCCCGTATCCATTTCGGGGCCGACCGCGTGCGGCTAAAATGGGAATTAGGCGCAACCGAGGAGCATTGCTCGACATGTGCCGAATTGAACGGGATCGTTGCCAATGCGGAAGATTGGGACGCCTCCGGATTTCACCCGCAGGGCGCGCCGAATGACGCGCTGGAATGCGGCGGTTGGCGCTGCGATTGCAGTCTGGAGCCAACCAAAGAGCCGCTTACCAGCAAACAGCCGGGAGATGTGGCAGCCAATGGCTAGCTTTATCAGCATTGACATGGTTGGCGAGGAACGGGTATTCAATCTATTGGCGGAGCTGCCAATTAAGATACAGAACACCGCCCTTGACGATGCCAATAAATATATTCTGGACACAATGCAATCTAGCCAGCCATCACCGCGCTATATCACCAGGCGGGCGGCTTATGGTATGACGTTTTTCTCAGATCGCCAACGCCGCTGGTTCTTTGCCAATCTGAATGACGGCTCAATTGATGTCCCGTATCGGCGCACCCAGGAATTACGCAAGAACTGGCGCATCAAAGGCAGCGGGCAAAATGCGTCAGTCATCAACGATACGCCGGGTATTGAGTTTGTCATGGGTGACAAACAGTCAAGACATGAGGCGCTGGTGGGCTGGCGCAAGCCTGAGGACATAATCAAAGAACGTGAAGATAGAATACAGAAGATCATCGAAGGATCGGTTACAAAGGCGATCAAGAGATCGGGAGGTTGACTACCGTCAACGATAGATGTATAATATTCATTAGTTGAATATTGATGATCGTCTGAAGCCGAGCGTACCGCTGGCGTAGGACGAAAGCGCAGGAGCGTATCGCGGCGCAATCCAACCCGAAAGGGTAAGGATTGCGCCGTTTTTATTTAAGGAGTTTTATGGCAAGAGTTCTGGCAATGACGGGCGAGATGGATGGCTGCACCCTTCACCGGGTGCTATTGCCAATCACCGAGCTACAGCGCCAGGGCTACCAGGGTGTTGAGTGGGGGCCGCGTCTGGATGATCGGCTGGCGCTGGTAGTCGGTCAATTTGACGCCGTGATCCTGCCTCGTCTGCATTGGCCGATGAGTGAACGTCATAAATCCGAACGCTGGTTCGGTGCGCTTCACAAGGCCGGCAAAGCCATCATCTATGAGTGTGATGATGACATGTTCTCAGAGGATTTCATACGCCGGATCATGTGGAAAGACCTTTATACCCGCGAATATGCCGAAGAACGGCGCGAGTGCCTGACCTACGCCCTGAAGATGAGTGACGGCGTGACCGTATCCTGCCAGCGCCTCGCCACGATGGTGCGCCAGATCACCGACAAGCCGGTGAAGGTGGTCCCGAATTATATTGACTTCCGCTGGTTCAAACGGCTACAGAAGAAAGCCATGCGCATCGTACCCGGCCTGACGATTGGCTGGGCTGGATCGTTTCGCCCTGACAGCGACATTGAAGCGATGGCCGAGGCCTGGGGGCGTGTGGCGCGTAAGCATCCAGAGGTGACATTTGTCATCCAGGGGCGTGACCTGAAGATTATTTACGATCATGTGCCGGCCAAGCAGGTCTTGCAGCTCGAATGGCTACCAATCGAAAAATACCCGGCGGCGCTGAAAAACATTGACATTGGCTGTTGTTCGCTGGCAGATACCAAATTCAACCGCGCCAAAACCTTCTTGAAGGCGCTGGAGTACGGCGCATCCGGGGCAGCCGTGGTTGCGACGCCGACGGTTTACAACCAGCTCATAGAAGGCGGCGTTGATGGCCTGTTCGCTGAGACGGTTGGCGAATGGGAAGATGCGCTAAACGCATTGATCGAAGATTACGACCTGCGCCGGCGCCTGAGCAGGGCGCTGCTGGCGAAGGTACGCAAACATCACAATTTAGAAACGCAAGCCTGGCGCTGGATACAAGCCTGGGATGAGATTATCGGCGATTTCCGCTGGCGCCAGAACCATAGAATATTGTTACCGAGTGAGGTGGCTTATGCCTAATCCAATGGATTATGACGACAAAGATAAATGGATGGAAGCCTGTATACCAAAGATGATAGACGAGGGGAAGGAACAGGACCAGGCGGTAGCCGCCTGTAATTCGATGTGGGAGAACCGGGGGGAAGGCAAGA